TAATATCGTTGATTTTGTCAGCTTTAACACCATCCCAATAAGAACCCTTAAAGACCTTAAACCAATCTTCGCTATTCATAGATAAGAACCTACTATCATTAGCTTTACCAAAGGAGTGAACCCATGCTGCATAAGTTATACCTGCGTTAGTATGATACCCGCTTTTACCGTTGAAACTTGTAGGACAAGGGTAAGAGCTCGCACTATCTGAGGTGTGACGGCTTAGGCCACCTTCCCACTTTCTAATGAAGTGTACAAAAGCATTAATCTTTGAGTCCATCTATGTCTGTTTTAATTTCTTTAGCTCTACCTACTGCTCTCTTAAATGCGTGCCACAGTCCATAAGTATGAACGGCCCTGTAACTTTCATCTATGCTAAATATCTCAATGCTAATTAATATAAGTGCTATCACCTTAGTTAACATTAAAGGCACTGAAAAGAAGGTAAGCATTATAGCGTTTAAAATAAACTTATCTATTAAGTAAAATAAAATAACCGTCACCTGGTATAAAAACATTTTTGAAATTATAGCTGACAATCTACGGCTAGATATTTTTTCTTTTAATTTCTTTGCCTTCCACAATCCGAAAACTGTATCCAGTAGGATACAAAACCCTACTAAAAAAAGTAAGTTAGTAACAGGTAAAAAAAATGTCCACAAAACAGCAAGTAATTTAGGTGAGCTTGTGCGAATTGACGCTAGTAAAATGAACAGTTGAAGTCTCACAATATTAATATATTATTGTTATAACCGTTATCTCTTTGGAACCCGCCACAGTTACCAATACAGGTACCATTGCAGTTGCATCTATCAATCATTGGGCGTAAATCAGTATCTCTATTCGCCTCATCTGTAAAGCCAGGGAATAAATCTTTATTAGCTAGTAAATAGTTTATTAATCTTTGTTCAAAGAAGGCCGCCTTTTGTGCATAGTGTTCCATACCGAAAGCTACTTCGTTCCTACCAACTGACCCGCTGTAATCACCGCTTTGAGTTTGCAATCCTTTGTTCTTTAATTGGTAAGTTAATCCAAAGACTGCATCTTCTGCAGAACGCCAAGCTATTACAGGCTGTATAAACCCTACTAAAATAGTTTCATTAGGGCTTAAGGTCTGAGCATTATAAGCTGTAAGCAATCCATTGTAGAAAGTAGTACCTAAGATAGGCTGTACTCTTAGTTGTGCCTGTGTAGCTATGTAAGGCGTTACATCAGTTACATCTACATTAGCTGTTATAGGTGTATTCGTTTTTAAGTAGGTTTCAGTTATAAAGTATAGCATTATAGTACAGTTGTTGGAGTAACTACAGCAGCAGCCGCCGCAGCACTTTGGGTTAAATCACCACCTTCAATGGGTGGCAACGAGGCTAAAGCTCTTACTTCGTTAATAGTCATTGTTTCAAGTACCTTAGTTGCTACCAAAGGACTTAAAGAGTTCAAAGCGTCGTTTGTTTTAGAGGTATCACCTTCTAATTGTACAATCGTTTCATTGATAATTTGAAAATTATTGATACTGAATTCAGCAGAAAGCTTAGATATATGCAAAAGTTCGTTAAAAATATCTGTTACCATACCACGCAAAGGCATTACTACATTCTTTTCAAAGATTACATAAGCTTGCTTAATGTCGCTACCTGATCCTAAACTTCCTGTAGTTCTCACCCCCATTAATATTGGGTCTATAGTGTGGCTAAAACAAATTTGCTCAGTGTTTAATTGTGAGGCTTCAGCAAAGAGCTTGTCGTTACCATTTGTAGGTAAGCTTTCAATTTTTGGTAGTTGTTCTGCTGAGTTAGCAAAGAACGCTACAGCCTTACCCGCATTAGCCGCACCTTTTAGCTTGTCAATTGTTCTTCTAAGTACATCTTTTTCTTCTTCGCTTTGTGGCCTCTTAGGGAACATCATAGCAAATGAAGGGAATACACTATTTTGTATATTAGATTTTGCAAAGTACGAAAGCTCACCGCTCAAAAATGCAAAGTTTAAAGCACTTGAATATTGAGGTAATGAATAGTAATCTTGTCCGATACTTTCAATTTCGTAGCAGTATAATTGTTCAGAGTCCTGGTTAGTAATGTGGTATCTTTTGATTTGTCTTACATCTATTCTAGAGGCCCAATCATCACAAATAAAATAAGTCTTTTTGTCTCTACCTACTCTAATCTTTTCAGGGCTTAAATTTTCTATTTTAACTAGTTCACGCTTTTCGTTAAAGCATAGTTTAAAATATACCCTGTTATGGATTACTAACTGTCTTGTAGTAGCCTTCACCATTTTATCTAGCTTTGTTTTACGCTCAAAAGTGTAAAGGTCTAGTTTTTGCTGTGGTGTTAAGTTCTCAGTTACAAGTTCAAAGCCACCACCTATTACTGCATTAGTTTTGTAGTCACAAATTGCACCATGTAAAGGACTAGAATAGTACATTTGGTTAAGAAGCTCGGGGTATAAGTTGCCCTCACCAAAGGGTATATAGTTAGCTGTAGAAAATCTACCGTTTACATAAGGTAAAGATAGGTTAGCACCGCCTACTTTTTGGAAGGGTGTACTAAAAGATTGATAACCTTCTACTACTTCTACTTTGTTTGCTTTAAAAATATCGTACCATGCCATAATTATGCGTATATCGTGTTTATTACTGGACCACTTACTACCATCCTACCTTCTTCTATTACTATGCCTGTAGTATCTTCTATTGAAACAGGTATAATTGCACTTTCATAGACTTCATAAACATACTGTCCTTTAGTTAAGGTAACATCTGTAGGTTCGTCTATTAAGAATAAGTTATAGCGTTCGGTATATGCACTAGTGTCTAGTGTAGTAAATAAAATAGGTGTGCTTGTGGTGTCCATTTCATTAGTAAAAACGAAAAGATAATAAGGATTAACTAAAGTAGATACTTCGCTAAGTGTTAAAATTACCTTGTTTATTTCGCCTTGTTCTAAATAAATCATAACTATATTGTTATAAAAGTTCAATTTGTTTACAAATAAAAAACCCCGCCTAAATTGGCAGGGTAATTTAATAGAGTAATTCAGTAATTAGATAACTGCAAGTGCTGCAGCAGGTTCAATTGCATAAGCCAAATACTCGTTTTCAGAAAGTAGTGTAACGGAATATTTAGAACCATCCGCACGGGCTGTACCAGAACCTTCACCAACACCTGTAACTTGTAGGTATGGGAAGTACCAATACAAACCATTTGCATCTAAAACAATAGCAGTCAAATATTGTTGACCTGAACCTAAGATTTTAATTGCGTTTGACTTATCTTTGTCTCTTCGGTGAAACATCAAAGTAATTGTTTGAGTTACATAAGAAGAACCGTTAATCAAATCAATTGCAGCTTCTTCTGTGAAACTACCTGTGTTTCTTTTGATTTGGAATTCTGTAAAGTTAGGAGCCGCAGCCTCTAAAGTAATTGCTGAAATCTCCCATGTTGAAGCGGAAGGGTCAGTTGGGGTGATACTTGCAATATTGTCTTGTTGATTAATCCAAATACCGTAAATACCCCCGCTGTTGTTGTCGCACGATTTTACAATCGTTTCTAAAGCATCACAAGCCATAATTATAGGGTTTTAATAAAGGGGGTTGCCCCCCTTAAGGTTAGTTAATTAGATATACAAAACAATCTCAGCACCGTTAACATGTGTAAATCCTACTTTCATGTTAGCACGAGTTCTCAAATAAGGCTCAGCAACAGTGTCAGATAAGTTAACAGCTTTTAACGCTTTAGCATCTCCTTCAGCATCAAATGCGTAGATAAGGTTGTCTCTAAGTGTAAGAACCATTGTATCATCAGGCATACCTGGACAAACAACAACTTTAATTCCTAAGTAAGTCAATCCTAAAGGTAGAGTTACATAAGTTTGAGTGTTACCTTGTGCAGCTGCAAGCTCATAAGCATTAGCAACATTAGAAGAAACATAAAAACGAAGGTCTGATTTTCTACGGATAATTGCAGCAGGAGCTACATTAACTACACCCGCCATTTTAGCAAGTACATTACCTAAGTTTACAGCACCTGTACCACCGTCAATAACAGTAACATCACCTTGAAGGTTTACGATATAACCATTACACAACATTAAAGTAGAGTCTTCACTTTCTGTATCACCTTGCCATCTAATTAATTCCAAGTCACCTTGAATTTTGTTAGCCATTTCATTCCAATAGTAATCCATAAAAGAAGCTACAGTAAAATCACCGTTTGAACCTTTAGCCATTTGCAAAGAAACAAAAGACTGCTCTAAGTCGAATTGACAAATTTGAGCCATTGCAGACAATGCACAAACATCAATTTCGATAGCTCCTAAATCATCTGTAG